GCTGTTTGCCCATTCAATGTGACAACTTCGTTTATTTCGTTGTAATCGGCGTCTAGGCCAAAAACTTCTACTGTTCTTGCACCAGTTCCTGCGGCAGTGTCGTTAGTTGAACTGCTTGATACAGTCATTACTGTGGCTGATGCTGGATAAGCGTATAAACCGCCTTGTTCCCAAATAGTTTCCTTGGTGGATCCAACCTCAGAGTTGTAACCAAACTTAAAAATAGTTTTATGGAACGATATTTGCTCACGAGCAACTTGAAGCTCGAACGGCTCCGAAGTCCCCACCCTTGATATGGAACTAACTTCACGAGCCATTCGAGTCTCCTTTAGTTATAAAACACCGTCATAGCAGTAATATTAGTGAAAGCAGACACATAAATATCTGTTACACGAATACCCTCTGCAGGGATGTTTACTGAGTGTGAATCAGATGCAAGGAAATCTAAATCCAAAACGGTAGCCCCGCCATTACCATCTGTAATGGTAAGGCGAGGTGTCCCTGTCGTGGTTAGAACCTGTATCTGACGGATACGCGCAGGACCAACACCAGCAGAGCCAGTGGCAGTTAACCGCTTTGATTGTACATCAGATCCAGCCATGGGTTACGCCCCTCTTAGCTATCAGCAAAAGGAGTAGCAATCGTGCCTGACCCAATCAACTGTCCTTGAACCATGTACTCGGCAGTAGCCAGAGCAGTAATTTCAACATAGCTGTTAGCAATACCACCTGTGGTAGTGCCATTCATTGAAATAACGTCATTAGATGCCGCTGGAACAAACCGCTTATGTGTACTATTGGTGATACCAACAGAAATAGAACCAACAAACTTATCAGTACCGTCTGTCTTAATATCAAGATCAGAAGCTGTTGTGCCAATGAAGAAACGGTAAACTGCACCGATTTCAGCCGTAGCAATCGAAGGCAGAGTAACAGCACCATCTGCATCATTGATTTCAATAATGCGGCCAGCGTGTGCGTTAAAAGTGAGAGTGGTCTCAGCTGTAATGTTTACAACAGAATCAGAACCAGCAGTAATGAAGCCGTTGTTAGAAACAACTGGACCTGAAAAGGTCGATTTAGCCATGTGTGTCTCCTTGTCGTGGCTAGTGTCTGCTTACGCAGTCAAGGTTGATATCTCAACTATATAACAAAAAAGGGCGGCTGAAAAGCCGCCCTTCCATTTTGATGAATTTTGTTTAGGCTCCAGGAGAACCAAAAACACAGCGTGGGTCGGAAACACCGAAGCTGTAACGCTCACGAGCTTTGTAGCGAACATTACCTGTTTCGAAATCGCCTTCCATGCTGTTTTGCATTGGAGTCCGAACAAAATGCTTGAAGCCGTTAGGCGCATCCGTTTTAATGAAGAACGCATCTGTATCGGTCAGGAAGTGGTTAACCACATAACCGTCAGGAAGCATACCCATGTTACGGATAGCATTGATGTCATTGTCTGCAGTCGCAGGACGCAGATTAGATGCCATCAAACGCTCGGCAACAAACTGGAGGTTGGTAGGAATGATCAACTTCATACCACGAAGTGCGATCTTAAGACCACGCTCGTCAATGAAGTTAGAAATGTCGATCAGTGACTGCTCAAGCGAAGTTTCGTTGAGGTCAGCCGCAGTTGACAGTTCATTCCGGAAGTTACCGCCACCAACAGTCGGGTGATCAGTAGCACACAATTCCTTACCATCGCCAATAGCAAAGTTGCTATCAAACGCATTGTTAAGGATTGAGGCCGCTTTCACCTGTTTGGTGTTTGCCATAGAACGAGCCAGCGCACGAGTGTAACGCGAGCTGAGGCGGTCATAGAGGTTATCCTCTACAGCTTCCTCAGTGATCGCAAACGCCAGTGCCACAGTTTCGTGTGTATAGCGAGCGGTAAATGCTTCGTTAGCTGAATCGTAGCTAACAGCCGCACCTTCACCTTTTGTTGGAGCTTGACCGAAGCCAGCAAGCATCACTTCTTCTTCAAAAGCCCGATCTGAATTTTCGGTTTCAAAGATTTCAGCGTGCTCGTTGTCGTACCGATCGTACTCCATGCCGAACAGAGCATTAAGTCCAGGCTCTAGCTCTTTTAGCAGTTGTGCTCTTGAAATAGCCATCTACGAACCCTCCTTAGACGCCAGCACCAGTACCGTTAGCACCATAACGATAGAAGTGGTTGTTAAGCATCACGATCGCTAGACGACCTGCAACAGTCACATCATCGTTTGAAGGGGAATCTTCAAAACCGATAATACGCATATTCAGGGTGTTAGTCGTATTTGCTGTTGATACAGCCAGTTCAGCAGACGACTTACCAGTCGTTGCATTGCCAGATGTACCGCTTGCAAAGTTAGCGTTCGCGTGAACAAGTGTATCAGCCGCCGCCGCATCACAATTGATGAGGAAGAGCTGATCAGGGTGAGCCGAAATCACAGCAGTAGCTTCAGTTCCGCTCTTTACAGAGGCAGTTCCTGGCCACTTATTTGTCCAAACGGGAGTACCGTTAAGATCAGTGTAATTACAACCCATAAACGCACCGAGGAGGGGTACAGTACCACCAGCCGCCGCACCTACAATATCCACAAGACCATTGGCAAGAGGAATAACAGGCGTACCTTCATAAATTACAGAAGATGTACCAGCCGTTCCTGAAGTCTGGATTTTGAAGGTCATCAAGCCGTTGGTGTTTGCACCAGCCCCGAGCATCTTGTACGGACGTAGTCCGAAAGCAGCATCATTATTTGCCATGCTCTAAGATCCTTCTAATTTTCGGAGCCACCTTTAGCCCCGAAGGTTACACGAGATTGCCTATCTGGTTTAAGGATAGGCATCGAACTATGCTCTTCCCGGAACAAATCGTTATCAACAGCTTGCATTTGATCTGAGGTTTTACCACGGAAATATGCGTCACGCTCTTGTTTAGATTCAATAGGGAAACGAGCTAAAAGTAGACCACCCACTCCTATGACTCCCGCGTGTTTACCGTCTTGGACGGTAGGGGCTTCAAAGTCGGGGTACTCATCAGCGCGAACTAAATCAAAGCCTTCGCGGAGGCGAGCTGAAAGGTTCTTTTTGTCATCCTGACCCATAACTGATTCACGGATCCAGCGGTGAACAAAACCTTCCGGTGCTGGGGGTGCATCCAATGTGGATGGTGGTTGCCAAGGTTTGCGGCGTGAGTCTTTCTCACGAGTTTGTGCAGTGCGTGGGGTACGATCCATGATCTTGTCCTTCACGAGTTTAAGCGAGCAAGTTGCTTCGCGTATTGTTCATAACTTACACCAAGTTTATCAGCTATTGCAACCTGAGAAGGAGTGAGCTTGATTTTTTTGCTCTGAACCTTACCCGAAGAGCGTGAAGCTGGGGCTACTGGTGACCTAGAATTTGAGTTGCTTGGTTTAGATTCCCCGAACTTATGCGGGAACTCACTACGCATACGACGATCCAACTCTTCGTAATACTCATCACTCTTCGGATCGAAGTATTCTGTTTCTACCAAACGCTTATGAATGCTAAACGCTGTTAGCGTCATAGGCTCATCTTGGCCAAACCACTCATTACGCTCTGCCCATGCCCGTGCTTTAGGGTCTGGTTGAGCAGGGGGTTGTGACGATGATTGAGGTTGACTTTCTGCTTCCGGTTTTGCTTTCCGCTGTTCAAACTCTTGTTTAGCAACCGTCAACCGCTCTGTTTCAATAGCAAGTTTAGCAAGTTGCTTTTGCGCTTCTATCTGGCCATCTACATCGCCAGAGTTAATTGCATTAGTGAGTTTGGATTTTAAAATCTCTTCTTGCGTATTTACACGCTGATCATACTCCGAGAGATAGGACTCATCAATTTGACTAGATCTAGTCTTTAGATCATCCATTTGACTTTGCACAGATTTAGCATAATCTGTGGCGGCTTTCTCACGGCGTTCAGCCTCACGCATTTTATAGGTTAACTTTTCAATGCGCTTTTTTACTTTATCACTGTAACCCTCAAGATCGTCATCAGAAGCTTCGTCTGATGCGGCCTGTTCAGGTTCTTCGGTAGATTCTTGTGTCTCTACCTCTTGGTCTTGCTCCAGTTCTACCTCTACGGCATCCTCGAGTTCTTCAGCTTTCTTAGCCTCTGGCATAACTCACTCCTGTTATGTGTGCAAGATGTCTTCTGGGTTATTTATAGTAGCCAGAATCTCATCATCGTTTAGAAGACGGACTTCACCGCCATCTATTTTAAAGCGACTTCCAGCATATCTACCAAAAATCACCCAATCACCTTCCTTACACCATGCTCCTGTTTCCCCAAATTTATCAGGATCTTTATACGCAAGCGGTCCAACTTTAAGCACATAACCACATACGGTGGCTAATGCCTCACGCTCAACTGCTTGGTCTGGAAGGTAAACACCGCCTTCAGTTTTCTTTTTGCCTTTATAGGGCAAAATCAAAATACGCCAGCCTGTTGGCTGTGGCATTTTTTCAACTGCTGGGGCTTGGGGGGAAGAGGTTGCTTCAGCTTCTTGGGCTTTAGCCTGTTGCGCTTTCGCGATGTACTCGGGTACATAAAGAGTTTTACTCATGTTCCACCTTTTTTAGCAGGGCTTGGAGCTCCTGTTCAATGTTGGCAAGTTCTGCAAGACGAGCTCGCAATTCCTTGAATGCAGAAAAATCTTCTATTTGGCCTTCAAGTAATTGTTGTCCAAGAAGCTCTTTCCGTTCTCGTATTATATTACGGAGTTTTTCGTGAATGTAAAGGTCTGACATCTATTTTGTGACCTTTTTTACTTTTTCAAAAGTACGGAGGCCACCAAGACCAAGCATACCCATCAATACCGTCATAAGCGAACCCATGTCAAACTCAGGCAACTCTGGTATTTCTACCCCTGCCCATGACACACCAAACATAATCAAAGGATTCAAAACAAAATGGTAGGCCAACGCAATACCGCAAGTCCAACCAATAAAAGGACGCCAACCAGCTACAAACAAACTGCGGTGCTGTGCCTCCATTTTATTGACTTCAACTTGTGCCATTGCCGCTTCATGTGCGGCTTTTTCTGCCATAGTCGCAATTTCATGCGCCATAGAGTTTTTAGCATCTTTATCTTCAATGAATTTATCCAGTATGCCCGTCACTGGACCGATTAACGCCTGTAACATATTTACCTCCTAGTAAACTTTAACAGAGTCTTTCTTTATGTGCTTGGGTACGCAATACGCTGTTACCCTATCCCTTGCATCCATTCTATCGTAATACTGATAATTACCGTATCGTTTGGCAAGGTTTTTCGCATACCAATTACATTCTTCAAGGCTACGAAAGTACATATCATTACTGATTAGTTTTCGTTCGTCTCCCGTACCTAAATACACCAATAACAAAAAGACATGGATCACTTATGCACTTTATCAACTTTAAATTTCGCCGTTTTTGACGCTCCTTTATGAGGAGCATAACCACCTTTAGGATCACGCATAAGCGAGTACCCTGCGCCTTTTTTCATCCAATGATAGCCTTTAGGGGCTTTAACCAGTTTAGCCATGATGTTTGCCCTCATGGTTCATCCACACTGCAAATGCACCTGTCATCGCCCCTGTCACAACAGAAACTAATCCCGCCTGAGCATTGCTTGGATCTTCAAGCGACATAAACCACTCCACAACCCGCCATGACATTAGTGTCATCACCAACATCATAAAGCGGGGCAGGATCTTCCATTTAAGGAAGGTTTCTACACTCATCTGACGCCTACAAATTTTGTGCCGCGCAACGCCGCACCACCACCTCGGCAAACACCGCGCTTAGTCGCACGGTTGCTTGTAGCATTCATACGAGCTTTATTAGCCATGCCACCGTTTTTCATCTTGAGTTTTTTGCCTTTACCAGCCATGCCACCATAGGCTTGGCCTTCACGGTCATCACCCATTTGAAACAACTCAGTTTCAATTTCGAGGATCATGTCGTCATCTTCTTTTTGACGAGCATCATCCAAAAGCTGAAGCAGTTGTTCTCTTCTATCATCTTTAGCCATAGCAATATCTCCTTGGGCTACTTGAATTTACCTAACATTTTATCTATAAAAGCCTTGGGGCTATCATAGCTGTAATTACCTTGGGCATCTATAGTGTACCCAGGACCATCATTTTCTTCTGAGTCTTCCGACTCATCGTCACCCTCTACACCAATGCCCAATTTACCAGCAAGCATATTACCTAAACCTATTGCGGTACTCACAGGGCTGGGAACATTTTGCATCAAACTAGGAACATTGGCAAGAATTCCTAAAGGTGTAGCCCCTCCAGGAACAATCTGATTATAAATATTTTCCATTAAAGTATTTTGAGGCAACCCAGACCCATAATTAGTCAACATCGTGTTTAAAAAAGTAGAGGGGTTGTTATAGTAATATTGACCGCCTGTATCTTGATACTGCGTTGCATAATTTTGCAAAAAATCATCAGCTTCTTGATTGCCCCCACCAAAATTATAAGTAGGACCAAAACCTTTTATGGAACCGCCCAACATATCAGCGGCAAGAGAATTTATAAAAGTATCACCAAAAACATTAACGCCCATTTTCTGGGCTTTTTCAATTCGGGCTTCAACTTGCTGTAACCCTGTATCAGCGTCTTCGTTACTTCCGCTAAAAGACGAACCACCCGTTTTGCCTGAAGGACTGCCTGAAGGACCAAAATCTTTACTACCTACTTCAGCACCAATATCAGCCATTACTGGCCTCCTCTATTCATTGTGCGTTGCATAGCAATCTGTGCTCGCATAGCGGCAATATCTTCAGTGCTGTCAATACGCTCACGGGCTAACGCACCCTGTTGGGCTAACTTCTGCCTATCTAACTGTAGCTCCAACTGGTCTTGCTGAGCCTGTTGCATCTGCTCTTGCTGGCGCAACTGGAGCTCTTGCGCTTTAAGATCAACCAATGGGTCTTGCTTACCCGCCCCAAGAATCTGCGATTCCTGTTGGATATACTCAGCCATTAGTTGCGCTTCTACTTCGGCCACACGGTTTTGCATCATTTCAGGTGGCACAGCTTGACCCTGTTGTTGCAACATCATCATTTCTTGCTGGACAACCATCTGGGCTTTCATAGCAATGTGTTCAAAAATATGCGTTTGCAAAATCTGCATAGCCGCCGCATTTGACCGCACAATAATACTAGACATATAAGTCAAGTGTGCTTGGATATGGGCATCATGGTTTTGCTGTGGGAAGGCTTTTAGTTGTTGCTTTCCAGCCAAAGCCATCTGCAACATACCATTTTCCATTACAGGTTCCATAGCCTGTGGCTGTGCAGGAGGCGGCAAGATCTGCTCAATATTATCAATACCCAATGCCGTATACATACGGCGGTAGGCTTCGTACAAATTGTGCATCTGTGGGTTTGCTTGCGCCAATTTCAACTGTTCTTGGGCAAGACTTACCCGCTGTGACATACTGAAAATATTCGGGTTAGCAACAGGTACGATATCTACCCGACCATCAAAATCTTTTGCCTTTAGGCCATCCTGTGCGCCATTGACATTGTACGGATAATCAGAAGTATCAGTAGCAATAATATCGGCAAGGAGCTTAAACTCCTGCTTCATAGCATTATACAAGCGTTTATGCACCGCTGACATAATACGGCTACCACGCTCAAGCAGGGCTACCGTTGTACCTACAGGCATTTCCGTATTTTGGATGTTACCCGTACCGATATCAGTTGTACCTACAAACTTCTGGGCGGCTTGCACCACAAAACCTAGGAGTTGGAACAAAGTCGCGCTCGGCTCTTTGTAGGGTAGGGGCAAGAGTGAACTGCGTAGCTCTGTTCCAACAACATCGACATCCCGCCACTCTCCTGGTTGGAGGGGCTGGTCATCATCACGGATACGCAAGCCTCTAGCCTTAAACCCTGCTGGCATATTAGCCAATGTACCAGCATCTACGAGCTGGCGAAGGTTAGCCGTGGCTGTGCGGGACAAATTACCAAGCAGATGGATCAAACCATTACCGTAAAACCCTAGTCCTGGAGTGAACATATAATGAACAAAATATTGTTTTTTGCGTTTTAGAGGGTCTACTTCGCTATAATTGCGGTAAACTGACAAAACTTCGCCAGAATCACCCGCAACAGTGACTATATATGGTAATTTAATGCCTGTTGCTTCACCATCAGCCGTTTTATCCGGAAAAGCATCCAAATCTAGGTAACAATGGCACTCATACAGGGTAACTTCTTCATTTTCCCCTGCTCTTTCCAAGCCAGAAAGCTCTTCTTTAGTCTCATCTAGCTCAGAATACTCACCTTCACCCGCTTCT